CGGTATTCTTGCGACAGCAATAGGCGATAAGCGCGCAAAGAAGATGACGTACCAGCAATTCCAAAAGTTTTTGGCGAGTGGCGGTTACGTTCCTCTGACTGAGCAGCAGCGCTTCGCTCTCGCCCAGATGAAGACGCGCGCTTATAACGACATTACAAATTTAGGCAACCGTATGCGCAACGCGGTTACTAATGTAGTTGTAAATAATAATCGTCAACGTGCAGCTCTCGCCCAAAAGATGATACGCAGTAAGGTTATCAAGGCGATAGAGTTGCGTCAAAGCGCCAGTCAGCTTGCTTCGGAACTTGCTAATGCAAGTCAGGATTGGGAAGTAGATTGGCAGCGCATAGCAAGTTATCTTATGCACGAAGCATACAATACGGGGCGAGCAGCCGCAATTGAGCAGGAAGCAGGTCCGGACGCAGAGGTCTATTTCGACGTGTATCCAGGAGCCTGCCAGCGGTGTCGGGAACTTTACTTGACCGATCCTAATAATCCGGATAGCGAGCCGAAAATCTTTAAGCTCTCGGACATACGAGCGAACGGTAGTAATATAGGACGCAAGGTTGCGCAATGGCTTCCTTCTATTGAGCCCACACATTCTTATTGCCGTTGTACGCTGGAGTGGAAACGTCCGGATCGCGCTTGGGATCCCGCAACGCACGCATTTACCAAGGTTATCAAGAAAGTAAGCAAGAATCCCAAACTTCAGGGAGTCAAGCTCAATATCAAAGTCACCAAGGGGTAACGCCATGTTTGAGGAATTAAATGCACATCGTCAGGAAGTAGAAGAACAAATCCAAAAGGGGTTTGAAATAGGGTTCACCGAGAATTCTATTTCCAAGGCTCATAAGGTGGGAGACGTTCACCCCAATGGTAAATGGGTTTGGACGCTTCTTCCTTCGGGGCGGTACGATTGGCGCGTGATTAAGAAACAAGCTCAAACCGTTGAGACTCCGAAGCAGGAAGACCCCAAGCAGACTTCCAAGTTCACACGAGAGGAATTGCGCAAGGATTACGATGCTATAGAATGGGCGGATGGTGCGGAAAAGAAGGCGTTGGCTGCCAAGTACGGGGTTCAATCCCTGAAGAAAGCCGATATCCAAAAGGAAATTCTCAATCAACTACGGGAAGCGCGTAAAACCGCTGTGTCGTTTGGTATCGAGGATGTGAGGGATTTCTTCCGTCTTGAACCAGGAATTATCAAGATTAAGGATTACCTGAAAGACGAGAGCATCGAATTTGTTAAGTATCTCAAGGGGCACGAAGAAGAATACCTGAAGAAACACAAACTCGATAAGTGGATAGGATTCCCCGTTTCCAGTAACATTCCTCTTTCGTATGCGGATAAAGACAAGCTCAAGCGGTATGCTAAAATTACGGAATACCTTGCGGAAGCGCAACCGCGTCCTCGTACAGCCAAGGATGAGGAATTCGACCGTTTGGTTCGCAAGTTCACCGATTTGCTCGCCGATTACAAGAAGGAATATCTGAGCCGTGTACGCGACTATGCTCGCGAACGGTACAATAAGACGCTACCAGAGAAGCTTCAGACCCTGCGCGATAAATACGCGGATCTCAAAGCGGAGGGGAGTAAGTTAGACTGGCGCACCGATAGAGTCGCTTACGATCAGAATTACGATGCTCGCAGAAAGGTGACTAATCAGATAGACGCCATCGACAAGTTCTTCAAGAAATATGGTAAGCTGACCGACTACATTAAGGATTGCGAGAAAAACGCTTCCGAAGAGTTTGAAGATAATATCAAAACTCTCAGCGACCGTATTATGCGCGAAGAACTAAACACCGACAAGATGGTAGTGAAAAGCGTACATGACGATCCCAAGGTCTTCAATATGAAGATAACCGACGGAACCAAGAATCTGTATTGCCGTTCTATCCTTGCCGCCATGTTCTCCAGCTATATGATTCCCCACTATCGGTTCATTATAACGAACCGAAAAGACGGTTGATTATCCCGTTGTTACAGAGTTTATATTTTAGCGCTGTGTTCTGAAAAGACACAGCGTTATTAGTAATCAGGAAAGAAATACGTTAAATATGAAAAAGAAAATCAAAATTCTTGCTATTCAACCTCATAGCGATGATGTGTTGCTGAGTGCTTCGCATATCCTCCTGGACGGTGCTCATGAAGTTCAAGTGCTTTGCGTCGAGAGTGACCCCAAGCGTGTTGCTGAAGATCAGCGATTATACGATTTCTTGGGGATTCCGTATGCAAGTCTCGGCATTGAATTCATCGACAATAGTTACTACGAATTCCGTCAGCGGTATAAGAGAGCTTGCCGCTTGGAGGACGTAGTTCCGTTCTGCGAGGAGTATTTCGGCGCCGAACTGCTCAAGAAAATACGGGAAGCGCTCGTTCAGTGGATTAAGCGGTTTTTGAAGAAGAACCCTGATTATCAGATTTTAGCTCCAATGGGTATCGGTCATCCTTTCCACTTATACGTTCATGAGGTGATTCGTGAGGCGTTTTCGGGAGTTACGTTCTATCGTGAATTTCCTCATTCGTACAAGAAGAGAGCGCAAGAGCAGCTTCAGGAAGCACAGGGACGTATGACGCTGGTGCGCAGCGTGCCGATTGAAGAGTTCGCGGACGTTAAGTGGCAGCTGGCTTCAAAGTTCTATCGTACACAGAGCGGATTGCTCTTTTACGAACAGGGATACATTAAGAAGAATCTTCCGGAGGAGGTTTATGAAGAGTAAAATGAAAATACTGATTGGCGATTTCGCGATAGCAAAATACGGAGGAATCGTCGAGCACGTATCTGCCAAAGTAAAGGCGCTGCGCGCGTTGGGGCATGATGTAGATTTATTCCAATTTACGTCCGCTTCAACCACGCAGCGGTTTTATGATAAAAAGGTGGCGGAATTGAAATCGGGGGCGTTTCAAGATAAGCTCAAGCTGAATAGTCAGAACGGTGGTTATGAGTATGACCCAGCGACGGGTTACTACAAGAATAACTATTACGGATTCTTCCTGCCGCCCAGCAATCGCATAGGGGTTTATGAACCAAATGCGCTTGAGCGTTGGCGTAAGCTGACCGAGGACGCGGATTTGATTATCTGGAATTTTGCTCCAACTAAATCCAGCGACTGGGATCGCAAGGACGGTAGCAAATTCGATTTCTGGTGGCGGTTCTTTGATCTGCCTTCTCGCATTGCTCAAATGTTTGTTGTCCACGACGCTTATTTTGATGTTCGGGCAAGTAACATTTCTGCTCTACGAGATAAGATTTGGTTCCTGGAGTGCGCCCACGTTGCGGCTTATGGCTGTTGTGCGAATATAGGAATTCCGCGCACGCTGTTGCTGAATCCTCGTTACATTGAAGACGGGGCGCGTATGCCAGTGCGTGCTATGGGGGCGCGTAAGTACGATTTCTTTGCCGCTCATATTTTTAAAAGTATGAAGCATGTAGATGATCTAATTCGTGCCGTACCGCATCTGAATTCCGGCAACCGAGGGTTTTCCGTACGGATAGCTGGAAGCGGCATTGAGCAGGCTTACATGGTCGCAGGTGATAAGTGTAAGGAACCGTACAAAGTCAGCGCCAAGCGCGATCCCGATATCGACGAGCGTTTCTACGGTCAGCGTATTTGGGACGTGGGTGAAAAGTTCGGTATGGAGTATCTGGGGCAGATAAGCGGTGAAGCGGTAAGACAAAACCTTCTGAACGCTAAATTCGCTGTAGATCCGTCTTGGGCTGAGCACTACGCTAATTATTGCCGTACCCATATCAACGGATTTATCATTGAAGCAATGCTTTGTGGTTGCTATCCTGTTTTAAGGGATTATCGCGGTTTGATAAAAGGGGGCGCGGAGGTTTATGACCCGTTGTTCGAGAATATCAATGCGGTGATTATCCCGTGGGATGCTACACCGCGTCAATTTGCGGAAGCGTTACGGAAGGCAGCCCAGATGAGTCCTGCGAAATACTTGCGCGATACGCGAGAAAATTTTGCGCTTGTTAAAGAACTTTTCAACGCTAAAAATAACATGTCCGAAGTGTTGCGTCTTGTACGCGGTGGGCGTAAGCTGGTAAAGAAGGAATTAGAGTGCGGACGAGACAGCGATACGGTACGTCGGGTGACCGATGAGATTATGGAGGGTTTTTATGGTATAGAGTTACCAATTGAGTGGGAAACAGATTAGCTTCCAGCTATTAGTTAATGGTAGTTTTATAAATAAAAATTCGTAGAATATGAAAGGTACATATGTCGATACAAACAGCCGTACCGTCCAAGTAGTTGGGATTGGTCCTGCTAAAGATTACAACGCAGGTGATACCGTTTCCAGCGTTGACCATAGCGGAATTGTTCGTTTCAAGAACATTGGTGACGGTGACGGTCGTATCCGTCTCAAGGGAAGCAGTGATGACGGTGTTGTTATTTCTCAGGGAGAGACCGAATACTTTGGTATCTATCCTGGCGAGGAAATTGAAATAGTTACGGGTTCTTTCAATATCATGTAGCTTTATGGCCTACGGTAAACACGGAAGCGGATTTGGTAAGTTAGGGGGAAGCTCTAACTACAATTCCAGTT